ATGTTTTATCATATTAAAGAGCTTCAGTATCAGGCAAAGCCTTCCCATCCGGATCCTGTTTATGCGAAAAAGCTCCAAGAGGTGCTGGGCGGCCAATTTGGTGAAATTAGTGTGATGATGCAATATTTGTTTCAGGGTTTTAACTGCAGGGCGGATGCCAAGTATAAAGATTTGCTATGTGATGTGGGGACGGAAGAGATCGGACATGTGGAAATGTTGGCTACGATGATTTCCAGGCTTCTGGATGATGCTCCCGCTGATGTACAGGAGAATGCTTACAAAAGCAACCCCGCTATTGCAGCAGTGATGTCAGGGATGAATCCTCAGCACGCTATTGTGTCCGGCTTGGGTGCGATGGCATCAGATAGTGAGGGTTATCCGTGGAATGCAAAATACATTATCTCAAGCGGAAATCTGCTGGCGGATTTCCGTGCAAACTTAAATGCGGAAGCTCAGGGGCGCCTTCAGGTGACACGGCTTTACGCCATGACTGATGATCCCGGGGTAAGAGATATGCTGTCATTTTTGATTGCGAGGGATACTTATCATCAAAATATGTGGTATGCAGCGATTAAAGAGCTGGAAGAAAGAGAACGGGATATTGTCGTTCCCACGACATTTCCGCGTGAGCGTGAGCTAGAAAAGCAGGAAGTATCCTATGACCTATTTAACTTTTCCAGAGGGGATGAAAGCTCACAGGGAAGGTGGGCTCATGGCGAATCATTTGACGGCCGGGGAGAATTCAGATATATACCGGCTCCGATTGCATTTGGTCCGGAACCTCATCTTAAACCGGCACCGAAGTGGTTGCATGATACGATGCCTCCCATGTCAAAATGCTAGTTTCTCTGCGGTCTGAGGACATATGTCCCCAGACCGTTTTCATGTCAGCCGCGCCTTCTGATATTGTACAGTGCTTTTGCTTCCGCTACCTGTAATGGGGGCTGATCTTCCTCATATTCCGCTTTTGGCCGCTTATCAGATAATAAATAAGCAAGCCGCTTCTGAAATTGAATACCTGCTTTACGCCGTTCAAACATTTCAAGTCTTTTCTCAGCAAAGTCCTTTGTCACCCGGAATACCGTCGCAATGGTTGCAAGAGCCTGACTTCTCCATTGCGGCAGTTCCATCTGCAACAGCATAAAGGTTGGCACACAGAAGTGGTACATAAATTGGTTCGCCTGAAATTCCTGCAGCTCCCTGAAGAGCTTGTTCATCTGAAAATGATTGCCTGCATGCTTTAATACGTGGCACAGTTCATGGCCAAAATCCTCCCATTGCTCTTCCTGGGACTTTCTTTGGTTCAATATGATACTGTACATGCCGTCGTATTTCACCATCATGCTTCCCATATCCTCGAAATGAACCCATATATCAAGATCGTTTGCGATTTTCAGCATGTCAATGTGATGGGGAGAGGTGATGCCCAGCCGGCTGTATAAATTTTTTACGTATTCCTCCAGATGTGATAAGTAATCGCCCAATTGAATACTCCCTTTCGAACATACGTTCTGTTTGTAGCGAGAAAGAAAAGCCCGTTTAGGACTAAAAAGTGTGTTGAAATCTTTCCCTTTTCTTTAAAAAATAAACACTTTTCTTTATATCGGTCTATTTTTTATATGTTTTAGAGAACAGAGAAATATTTATTTGTTTTTCGGTTTCCGGTTTTTCTCTTTTTCTTTTAAATAGTTGATAAATTCGATGGCCTGCTGTTTGCTTTCAGGGGAAAAATCCTGCATATCCCGGTATGCGAGCTGCAAGTCCGGATCAGAAAACATATCATCATCAGATTTTTTTTCTTTTCCTGTTAATAAGTAATCCGTTGTCACTTGGAAGTAATCAGCCAGCTTTTGCAGTGTGTCGTAATCAGGTTCGCTTCGCCCGTTTTCATAATGAGAATATCGTGCGCGCGATACACCGATGTGAGATGCGATTTCTTCCTGTGTCCTTTTCCCTCTGAGACTCTTCAATCTGCCGCCTATCATACTATGACCTCTCTTTTTTAAACTCCCTAAGTTACTTATGATTATAGATACAATCTGTATCAAAATAAAGTTATGATAAAAAAAGTATCAAAAATAACTTGATGATACATAATGTATCGTTTATACTTGGTAACAGTTGATACGAATTGTATCAAGAACAAATCGGGGGAGTGATCACATGCATCCGATTCAAATCGTTTTTAGTGAACATCCGATAGATCAGCGCCATCTCGGACAATCCGGCGGCTCCATTTCTTTTACGGCATGCGGCCTTCCGGTATTCCAATTTGAAAATCGAGAACAATTTCAAGCGTACTTGCTGTTAAAAGAAGAGGTGAAACGCAATGAAAATGGATAAAAGCTATCCTTTTCCTATGTATTCAGGGCTGTTGAATTCAGAACATTATGACAAAATAGGCTCGGCCCTGTGGCTGTTTCTCTGGTTTATCAGCTCAACGACAAAAGAAAATGAAAAGGACGGCGTGAGCTGGGGAATTGTGCTCGGCCATAAGCCATTAAAAGCAAGAGAGATGGCGGCAGTATTCGGTGTAAGTGAAAAAACAGTCAGAAGATGGCTGGAACTTCTTGAAAGACATGGATACATAAAGGCTGCCCGCGCGCCATACGGACTCATGATTTCTGTGAAGCACTCTAAAAAATTCAGCTTCAGATCGGACAAAACTGCACACCGCAGCGATAATGAGCGGTCATTTTCGCCGCTGGCACAGGACAAAGAAGACCGCTCTAATATAGATAAAACAAAAACATATACTGCTGCTGATGATGCAGTGGATCACATTGCGAAGCGGTTTACACAATTACGGTCGGCTCAAGAAGGACGCACCGTGTATCCTTCCTCCAGAGATTATCAAGCCATCGCCCGTATTGTCGCCATTGGCGTTCCTGTAACGCAAACAATCAAATGGCTTGAGGAATGTTTTCAAGCTTTTGAAAACCGGCGAACCGCTGCTTCAGAAACGATAAAGGCCTTTCGCTACTGTTCGAAATTCATCGAAGACCGATTTTTCGCGCAGCAAGCCAAAAAGACCGCCGCAATACACCATGAGAGGAATGAAAGTAATGACAAAACATACAATCGAGCAGATTTTAGACGAGTTGAGAAAAGGGAGACGTCCATTACTGGCGGACAAACCGGCCGAATCAGACGCAAGCCGGTATGATTGCCAGCGATGCAAGGATCAGGGAGGATATCTCAGCCGGCAAGACGGTCTGGAAGTGTGGACAATGTGCAGCTGTATGGCAGAACGAAAAGTAAAACGGCTGCTTGGCGTCAGTGAAATTACTCCTGCCTTCAGACAGCTTGGCTTTCATGAATTCCGCACCCAAGGGAAGCCACAGGCCGTCAAGGACGCGTTTGAATGCGCCAAAGAGTTTGTGGCGGATTATGAACAAATCAAGGACAGCCGGAAAAACAGTATCGCCCTTTTGGGTCAGCCCGGTTCCGGGAAAACACATCTTCTTACCGCTGCGGCCAATGACCTGATGAGAAAGCGCCATGTGCCGGTCATTTATTTTCCGTTCGTCGAAGGCTTTACTGATTTAAAAAATGATTTTGATCTTTTGGAAGCCAAGCTGAACCGAATAAAGCAGGCAGACGTGCTGTTCATTGATGATCTCTTTAAACCGGTAAACGGCAAACCGCGCGCCACTGATTGGCAGCTGGAACAAATGTATTCCGTTTTGAACTACCGCTACTTAAATCATAAACCGATTCTGCTTTCAAGCGAGCTTACGATTGAAACGCTCGTCCGGGTTGATGAAGCGATCGGCACGAGAATCTATGAAATGTGCAGTGATTATTTAGTGATTATCAAAGGAACAGCGTATGACCTGAATCATAGATTGGAGGGCATCAGATAATGTGCAAGCTCTGTAAGTCAAAGAAAGTAATTGTTGAACATACCGGGATCGGAGCGGTTTTTCATCCATGTCCGAACTGCCGGTCCGGCAATGATTTAACGCCGGTTATTCAAAAGCTGGAACAAATGCTGACAGCCGGAAAAGCGGGGCTGAATGCCCGTGATTAAACAGCTGGCTGCTCTGTTCGCGTTGCTGTTTCGGGCGAAGCGGACAGAAAAAAACATCGAACAATGGTACAAGGATGACGGGAAGTGAAGCAGATGCCGGAAACAAAACAATTTGAAATGAGTCCTGCGCCGTGGCGTGCTGTCGCATGCGGGGATGAGAAGCCAATTTATATCTATTCTGCTTACAGTGAAGAAGAAAAAGAGAGATTCCCTTATTCAAACGGCCGGCTGATCGCCGCTGTATTTGACCTCAGCTCTTTTTCGCAAATAAGCAATGCCAAATTGATGGCAGCCGCACCTGAGCTGAAGGAAGCGGCTAAAGCGGCGCTGGATTTTCTGAACGGGAATTCCGCTCATTCAAAGGAGCACATCATAAAGGTATTAGAAGCAGCCAACAAAAGCGCTGAACCCGAAAGGAAGGAAATGACATATGATCAACCCTAAAAAACTCGTAAATATTGATTCCATAACGCTCGACAGCCAGCTTGAGGATGGGAAAATCCGCGTTATTATAGTCGACGGCATAAAGCAAGAAGCCTGGATCACAGAAGCTCCGGAGCACGGGAAAACGCTTGTTGAAACGAGAAAGGGAGACCTTGCCCGCGTAGAATTTGAAATCGGCTACAAATTAAATTAAAGCGAAAAAAGAATACGTCCAAGACGGAAAGCCTGCGGACACTGATCAACATGCACAGCATTTGTGCGTTGATTGGTGTCCGCTTTTTTATTGCACAAATGAGGAGGAATCATAGAATGCAAGACTTATTATTTGAATATAAACGCACATTAAAACAAACAAGAACACAATATAAACCGCTCGCTGAAGCAGATGAATCAGTGCTCTCAGCTGAGGACATGAAGGATAAAAAGATTATCAGAAACATCATCACAGACCTTGAATATGTAACAGAATGGCTTGAAAAAGGAAGACAGCCCGGCATCAGACGGGCAATTGACCGGCGTGATGCGTATCAGCGGCTGATGATCAAAGATCCAAGAATCATAGAATCATTTTCTTGCGATATGATGTTTGAGCCGGACGGACAGGTATCTGAGGAAGACAGGGAGAGAATCCGAGAAGCTTTATCCCTTTTAACGGACAGGGAGAAAGAAATGTTTTTGCTGCACAAGGTGGAATGCTTTTCTTATGAACGCATTGCCGATCTTCTTGGCGTCAAAAAATCAACTGTGCAGACAACAATCAAACGGGCTTTATTAAAGATGCAAAGACAGCAGGAGGAAATAAACCGATCGCTTGCCTGAATGCTTGTCATACGTTTGCCACCTATAAGTGAAAAGAGCATGACACATAAGCGGACGGCATAACCAGCCGTTTTTATGAATAGAAATCCATGCTGGAGGTGGCGGTGATGCCGTAGCATGAAAACACAACAGAGAGAACAAGCATTAGCAATCTATCAGCACCATCAGGGAAATATCACAAACCGGGCCATTGCAGACACAATCGGCGTTTCGGCGAAAACAATCGGCATCTGGAAAAAACAGGACGGATGGAAAGAAGCCTTGTTTTCTGAAAACGGACATAAGCAGCGCCGCATAGAAAACGATGAATTAAATGAACGGCAGCGGCTGTTCTGCCTGTACTACGTAAAAAGCTTCAATGCGACACAGTCAGCGATCAAGGCGGGCTATTCTCCGGACAGCGCCCATGTGACGGGCTGCAGGCTGTTAAAGAATGAAAAGGTTGCCGCTGAAATCAGGCGGATAAAAAAAGAAATGGTGAATGAAGTGTTTATTGAAGCGATGGACGTTTTGCAGGTATATGTCAAAATCGCGTTCGCCGATATCACGGATTATGTGACCTTTGGCAAAAAAGAGGTGCAGGCCGTCGGAAAGTCGGGACCGCTGTTTGATGAAGATGATAACCCGATCATGAAGGAAATCAGCTTTGTCGACGTCAAAGACTCCGATCTCGTTGACGGCACAATTGTCACGGAGGCAAAGCTCGGCAAGGAAGGCATCGCCATTAAGCTTGCCGATAAGATGAAAGCACTTGAAAAGCTGTCATTATACTTTGATTTGTTTCCGGATCAATTTAAACAAAAAATAGAAAATGAGAAGTTAAAGCTCGCGAAACAAAAAGCGGAAAAAACTGATGACGGCCGCGAGCCAATTGAAATCATGATCAAACGAAAAGAGGACAAGGCATGATTGTAAAAGAAATCAATCCTCATTTTGAAGATTACGTGTTCAATTGGGAGCAGACGTACCAGTTTCTCGTCGGCGGCTACGGCTCATCAAAAAGCTATCATACGGCGCTGAAAATCGTGTTAAAGCTGTTGAAGGAAAAGCGGACGGCGCTCGTCATACGCGAGGTGTTCGATACCCACCGGGATTCGACCTTCGCTTTATTTGAAGAGGTGATTGGAGAGCTTGGTCTCACGAAGGCAGCCGCAGCACTTTCTTCCCCGCTTCAGCTGCGGTTTCAAAACGGCAGCCGGATCATGTTCAAAGGAATGGACAACCCGGCGAAGCTGAAATCTGTTCACAACATTTCTTTAATATGGATTGAAGAGTGCTCTGAGGTGAAGTATGAAGGCTTTAAGGAATTAATCGGCCGTCTTCGCCACCCTGAGCTAAAGCTGCACATGATTTGCACCACCAATCCCGTCGGCACCTCCAATTGGACGTACCGGCATTTTTTTCGGGATGAACGCAATCAGCGGTTTGTGCTGGATGACAGCGAGCTTTACGAAAAGCGGACACTTGTCAGGAGAGATACGTATTACCATCATTCCACGGCAAACGACAACCTCTTTCTCCCGAAAAGCTATATCAGGCAGCTTGACGGACTGAAGGAATATGATCCTGACTTATACCGAATTGCCCGTAAAGGCAGGTTCGGCGTCAATGGAATCAGGGTGCTGCCGCAGTTTGAGGTGCTCCCGCACGACCGTATCGAAGAACGTATTGCCGCCATCAGCCAGCCGATCCTTCGCACAGGCATGGATTTTGGTTTTGAAGAATCCTACAATGCTGTCGTCCGTCTCGCCGTCGATCCTGATAAGAAATATCTCTACATTTATTGGGAGTATTATAAAAACAAAATGACAGATGACAAGACGGCTGAGGAGCTGCGGGAATTGGCTGAAACACAGGAAATGATCAAAGCCGACTCTGCTGAGCCGAAAAGCATTCAATATTTCCGCCAGCAGGGTTTTCGGATGGTCGGAGCCAGGAAGTTTCCCGGCTCCAGGCTTCAATACACCAAAAAGGTGAAACGATTCAAAAAGATCTTCTGTTCGGACCGCTGTGAAAATGTCATCTATGAGCTCAAGACACTGACGTACGCCAAAGATAAAAACGGCGCGCTGATTGAAGATGAATTCACGATTGACCCGCATACGCTTTCTGCTATTTGGTATGCGCTCGATGATTATGAGGTCGCAGATGTGAAGGAAACAGCGCAAAAACGAATCCGTCCGAACCGAGAAAGGAGGAGGTCATAAATGCCGCACAATCAAACAGTCAGAGCAACGGTTTTAAAAGCCAATGCATCTGCTCCTCAGACAAAGCAAATTTATGAAGACGACTTTTCTGATTTGTACGGAGAGGATATCATCGCTCCGCCCTACAATATCACCGAGCTCAAAACAATTGCTGAATACTCAACCATTCTTCAGCAATGCATTGATGCGTACAGAGTGAATATTACTGGTTTTGGTTTTGATGTGGAGTACACGTTTGATGTCAACGCCACTGATGTCGACCAGGAGAAAAAGAAAAAAGCAGAAAAAGACTGGGCCAGACTTGAAGCCTTTTACAAATGCCTTCACTTTGATGAATCTGCTGAAATGATTTTAGGCTATGCCATTGAAGACAGGGAAAAAACCGGAAACGGCTTTATGGAAGTACTTCGCGACGGGATGGGAAAACCGGCCGGCATTGAATATTTGGATGTGAAATATATGCGCGTATGCGGAGCCGGCGAGCCTGTTGAAGTATCTTTTATGTATGAAGAAAACGGAAAAGTGAAGAGAATCAAAAGGCAAAAACGGTTTCGGAAATTTGTGCAGATGATCAATGGAAAAAAAGTATTTTTCAAAGAATACGGCGATCCCCGAAAAATGGACATGCGCACGGGCGAATATGTCAGCACACTGGCTGAAAAGCACCAAGCAAACGAAGTGATCCATCTTAAAATCGGAAGCGGCGTATACGGCGTGCCCCGCTGGGTAGGCAATATCGTCAATTTATACGGCGCCCGGAAAGCGGAAGAGCTCAATTTTATGTACTTTAAGCAGGGGCGTCACGTACCCGCGGCGATTACGGTGGAAAACGGGATGCTGTCTGAAGCTTCTTACCGGGAACTGCAGGAGTATATGAATGACCTTGAAGGTGTGGAAAACGCCCATAAATTTCTTCTGATTGAGGCGGAAGGCATCGCGAAGGAGAAGGATCTTCACGGCGGTGAAGATATCACGCCGGTTTCTGTGGAAATCAAATCCCTTGCGGAAATCCTGCAAAACGACGCCTTGTTTCTTGAATATGATGAAAAAAGCAGAAATAAGCTGCGCTCTGCTTTCCGTCTGCCGCCGCTTTATACGGGAGAAGCTCAGGAATACAACCGGGCTACGGCTGATACAGCGAGAAAAATTACGGAGGAGCAGGTGTTTCAGCCAGAGCGGAAAACGCTTGTCAACAAATTGAACACACTGCTTTTGCCGGAGCTGAATCTTCATGATGTGAGGCTGACATTAAAAGGACCGGACTTTCGTGATCCGCTTGAGATTGCGAAAGTGCTCGGTCCTTTTATTACAGCTGGAGCCGTTTCGCCGAATGATTTGCGAGACCTTGCCGGACGGGTGCTCGGCAAAACGCTTGAGGAGTGGCCGGAGGACATTTACAAACGCCCTGCCGGACAGGATGCTGAAAAGACAAATCTGACAGCACTTATGCAGGAGCTGAAGGACAGCATCGAAGATATCAAAACGTCCTGAAGGGAGGTGAATCAAGCAGGTGGCGCGGGAATTGAAAAATGCCAAAATCAGCTTTGTCAGCTATGTGGACAAGGCGGCAAACCAGACAGAATTTTTCTTTACGAAGTCAGCCGAACCTCCGTCATTTGAAAAAAAAGTTCGGCTGTTTACGAAAAGCGAGCAGGATGAACAAAAGCTCGTATACGGAATTGTGTATGAGCCTGATGTTCCAGATGCCCACGGCGACTATATGACCGCAGAAGAAATTGAAAAAGCGGCGCATGGCTTTCTTGCAGACGCGCGGGAGATTGATATCAATCACAGCTTTGAAGGCGGCACAGGCGTGGTCGTTGAATCCTATGTGGCGCCCGATGATTTTATCATCGGAACAAAACGGATTACAAAGGGCTCGTGGGTGCTTGTGACAAGAGCGTCAGATGAGGTGTGGGAACAAATCAAAGCCGGCATCATCACCGGCTACAGCATGGCGGGCACTGCTGATGTATATGAAGAAGAACCGGTTGAAAAAGCCGGATTTCTAAGCGTATTTAAGCAGCTGCTGGCCGACAAAACAGGAAAGGAGACTGAAGAAATGAGGAAAGAAGACATGAGGGAATCAATCGAGCATGCGCTGTATCCGTTGCTCAAACGGCTGGAGACAATTGAAAAAAACACAGAAACAGAGGAAAAACCGGAGCAGACGGGAGATGACGAGCGCCTGAAGAAGCTCGTTGAGGACATGATTGCCCCGCTGATCGAACGCATTGAGGCCCTGGAAAAAGCTCGGGGAGCCTCTAAACAGACGGCGGACGATGCGGCCGGCAATACAGAGCAAGTCAAAAAATCAATCTGGAGCGGACTGCTGTAAACCAGTCAAAGAGGAGGAAATCAATTGAGAAATCAAGAGATCATTCGGAAAGCGGAAATGTCGCTTTCTGCTTTAAAAAGCGGCGGGCTCATGAACCCTGCACAAGCATCAGCTTTTATCCGCATGGTGCAAAACACGCCGACGATTTTCAGTGAATCCCGCGTGATTCAAATGGAAAACGATTCGCAAAAATTTGAGAAAATCGGCTTCGGCCAGCGTATTTTGCGCGCGGCTCAAGAAGGAAAGGCGCTGACAGCAGACGAACTGACGGTTCCGACGACAAGCACTGTCCAGCTGAACACAAAGGAAGTCATTGCGGAAATTAACATTACGTACGACACGCTCGAAAACAATATTGAAAAAGGCGGACTGCAGCAAACGATCATGCAAATTTTAGCAGAGCGGGCGGCAGTTGATATTGAAGAGCTGATCGTAAACGGAGATACTGCATCAGCAGATCCATACCTGGCGCAGCTGGACGGCATCCGTAAACAAGCAGTGTCACACATCGTCGATATGAACGGTGAAGAACTGTCCAGAGCGACATTTAAAAAAGGCTTAAAGGCTGTTCCGCCAAAATATTTGCGCATCCCTCAGGAATTCAGATTCTATACATCGCACGGCTTAGAAGTTGAATGGAAGGACCGCGTGGCGGACCGCCAGACAAATCTTGGGGACCAGGCTGTTCAGGGCGGCTTGTCCACAGCATTCGGCGTACCGGTAAAAGGGGTATCCAATATCCAGCCGTACGCAGTCGGAGAGGGAGACGCGCAATATGATGCGTCCGATATCATTCTGACACATCCGAAAAATATCATTCTCGGCTTCTCACGCAATATTCGAATTGAAGTCGACAAGGATATCCGCTCCCGTAAGTTCATCATTGTCTTAACGGCGAAGCTGGACAGCAAGTTCGAGGAAGAGGATGCCTGCGCTAAATTAATTAACGTTAAAGAATAATCGAAATGGGGTGGCCAGCTTATATGCTCATCGAACCGACGGACGTTACCGCCTATTCGGTCTATGACCAGGTGAAAAACAGGCCGGAAGAACTGCTGGCGCAGGATATCATCGAGGCGGAATCGGAAGCGGCCCTCATTACAGGGCACAGCTTTACAGACAGCATCTACGACCCGCTCCCTGAAAAGGCGAGATTAGCTTTACTGAAGCTCGCCCAATACTTTGCGCTAGTAAACAGCGACGAATCAGCCGCATCAAGATATCAGTCTGAGAAAATGGGGGATTACTCCTACACGGTTTCCGGTGAAGCCGGCATTCAAAAGCCCGATGTATATCATTTGCTGGAAGAGTTTATCGCACCGGACTATGTTCCGGAGTCTGCCAGATTGAAGGTGCGGTCGTTATGAGTTATCAGCAGATGCTGATCCATCGCTGTGATATTTATCATGAAACAGCGCAGCCGCCGCCGGCGGGACGATTCGGAATTCCGGCGGACAAGCTTCAGCCGGTCTTTTCATATCCGAATACACCTGATGAAGAAAATGTCCCTTGCTACTTTACAGAAAAAACGCAGCAGCTGATTCAGGAGGAGCCTGATCAAACCGTGTATCACAGCTTGCTTGTCCATTTTCCATTCTCTGCGGATATCCGGATGAACGACAAAATCATTTGGCAACACAACAGCTATATTCTGAAGCTGCCAAAAAAGATCAGACACCATCATTGGGAAGTCATCGCTGTCAGAGATGAAAGTCTATGAAGATAGCGGGACTTAAACAGCTGAACGCATCGTTAAAAGAAGCGGCATCCGGCGGTTTTTCCCGCGAGGCGTCCCGGTGGCTTGAAGAGTGCGGGCAAGATTTTCTGGAGATCGTACAATCTGAACTCATCAGCACGCAAACGATAGATACAGAAAAACTGCTCAGCTCCTTTCAGAAAGGCTCAGAGGATAACCTCTGGAAGGTACAAAGCGGCGGACTCTCACTTGAGGTCGGGACCCAGCTTGAATATGCCTCTTTTCTCAATGACGGCCACTGGACATCGAAAGCGGACGATGTGAGATGGGTGCCGGGGCATTTTCAAGGCTCACGGTTTATCTATGATCCGGCTTCTTCCACAGGCATGGCACTCAAGAAAAAATGGATACCCGGCACGAGCTATTGGGAGCATGCACTGCTTCTATATGAACAGCTGTTTGCAAAATCAATGGAACATAAATTGCGCCAGTGGCTGAAAAAGATGTAAAGGAGGAGCCGGATGAACAGCGAAACAGGATCGATCATGGCTTTTTTGTACAGCCAGTGGTCTGTTCCCATTTATGAAAGCGAGCTGCCTGATCAGTTTCAAGTGCCGTCTTTATATGTCCCTGCGCCATCTGTTTTTGAAGAAACAGATACAGTCTCCACATTTAAAAAAACCTACAGTCTCAATGTGAAGCTGTTTCATCTTGACTCCGTACAGGCGCTGGATGAAGCGGACAGGCTCGCGGATGCCATCAGAGAAGCGAGAAATATAGTTCCGCTGCTCAGTGAATCCGGTGACGAGACAGGAGATATGCTTCGCATCACCCGAATTGAGACGAGGGTGGGAGACAGGGGCGAGGCGGCCATGGTGATCAGGTGGAGCAGCCGATATTATTATCATAAAACAGAACAGCCTGTCTTACAGGATATCGATATGAACAGCGGGGTGAAATAGCGGTGGCAAAGCAGAAACAAGCGAAGGCTGTACATACAGAGAGCCGGGAAGCTCTTTTTGATACAGCGGATTTGATCAAGCACGCAAAGGAACTGTTCGGCGTTAAGCCGGAGATCCTTCAGGGGGCTTTATTTGGCGTGGACAAAACACGCCTGACGAAATCAGAGGCAAGTCAATTGATACAAACATTTTTAACTAAGGAGGTCATGCAATAATGAATGGCGGAACATTTACAGCAGGAAAAGAAAAGGACCGTGCAGGCATTTATTTCAATTTTAAAACGACGGCACAGGAACGGGTGTCACTCGGTGAACGGGGGACGGTCGCACTTCCGGTAGCATCAAGCTGGGGCGAAGCGAAAACATTCGTCTCCATTTCAAGCGTGGAGGATTTAAACAAAAAAGTGGGTCTCAGCATCGACGATCCATCTTTATTACTGTTGCGTGAAGCGAAGAAAAACGCGAAAACGGTATTGATGTACCGCCTCACTGAAGGCGTCAGAGCATCTGCCGATATTGCCGAAGGCGTTAAAGCGACTGCTCTATACGGAGGATCAAAAGGGAATGACATCATCATCCGCATTAATGAAAATGTACTGGATGCAGCGTCATTTGATGTCACAACGTATATGGATGAATCAGAAGTGGATAAACAGACTGTCAAAAAAGCTGAAGAATTAACAGCAAACGGCTATGTGACATTTACCGGAAAGGGAGACCTTTCCTCTTCAATTCCGCTGACTGGATCAGAGGGAGACGCGGCTGCCGAGACGCTGAACGCATCTGCGGGTATCCGTTTATCCGGCGGTACAGATAAAGCGCCGGTCAACTCAGACTATACTGATTTCTTGGCTGCGGCTGAAACGGAGAGCTTTGATGTCATCGCTTTGCCGGTTGCAGAAGGAGATCAGCTGAAGGCGACCTTTGCCGCATTCATTAAGCGTCTGCGTGACGGTCAAGGGCAAAAAGTCCAAGGGGTAACAGCCAACTACAGCGGTGACTATGAAGGCATCATCAACGTGACAGAAGGTGTGCTGCTGGAAGATGGAACAGAAGTGACACCGGACAAAGCGACGGCGTGGGTAGCCGGCGCAAGTGCGGGAGCAACCTTTAACCAATCTCTCACATTTGTGGAGTATGAAGGTGCCGTTGATGTCTTAAACCGCCTTGACCACGACGCGATTGTGGAACGCTTAGGAAAAGGCGAATTTTTATTCACATTTGACGCCCGCGATAAATCGGTAAGCGTAGAAAAAGACATTAACTCACTTGTCACGTTTACGGCTGAGAAAAACAAGAAGTTTGCGAAAAACAAAATCGTCCGTGTCTTAGACGCCGTCAATAACGATTTAACACGCGAGCTGAAAGCATTAATCAAATCAAGAAAGGGAAGCGGAAGCGACATCCCGGCCTCTGAAGACGGGCTTCAGTATGTGAAAACGATGATTACGCAATACATGACAACGCTTCAGGATGCGGGCGGTATTACCGGTTTTGATTCTGATCAAGATATCACAATTTCAATGAATGAAGACCGTGACGGCTTCTTGATTGACCTTGCTGTACAGCCTGTCGACGCAGCAGAAAAATTCTACTTTAATGTGGAGGTAAACTAATATGGCATTAAAAGCACAAAACACGATTTCAGGTAAAGAAGGACGCTTATTTCTCGATGGCGAAGAAATGGCGCATATCAAAACATTTGAAGCAAATGTGGAGAAAAACAAGTCTGAAGTAAATATTATGGGCCGCCGCATGACAGGCCATAAAACAACAGGCGCAAACGGAACAGGCACAGCGACGTTTTACAAAGTCACATCAAAATTTGTGATCCTTATGATGGATTACGTCAAAAAAGGCAGCGATCCTTATTTCACCCTGCAGGCTGTGTTAGATGATAAATCTTCCGGAAGAGGAACAGAAAGAGTCACGCTTTACGACGTAAACTTCGACTCCGCAAAAATCGCCAGCCTCGATGTCGATTCAGAAGCATTAGAGGAAGAAGTTCCGTTTACATTTGAAGACTTCGACGTGCCTGAAAAGCTTTCTGACACGTTTTAATCAAAACTGAACAAGCCATAAGCAGACCTTTCTGAGAAAGGTCTGTTTTTAAATGATGAAATCAATTTAAAGATAAGGGAGTTTTTTACATGAGCGAGAAGAACGAAAACGTATATGATCTTTCCTTTTTTATGCCGGGAAAAACAATCGAAGCCGAAGAAATCAAAGTGCCGATCTCTAAACGTTTTGTTGATAAAAAAGGAAATATCGTACCATTTATTTTCAAAGCGATCACGACAGAGCGCATTGACGAACTGGAGAAAGAAACAACAACTTATAAAAATGTAAAAGGCAGAGGCCGTGTAAAAGATTTAGACAGCCAGCGCTTTTATGCCCGAATCGCAGTGGAATCGACAGTCTATCCGGACTTCCGTTCAAAAGATCTTCGAGAAGCTTACAAAACGGCCGACCCGGTAGAAGTTGCAAAACGTGTCCTGTCTGTAGGAGGCGAATACGCAAACTGGCTCAACAAAGCGATTGAGATTAATGGATTCGAAGATGAATTAGAAGACCTGGAAGAAGAAGCAAAAAACTAATAAAAGATGGGCATAAAGAAGCCGTGTATCTCTATTATGCGATGCACGAGCTTCATTATTCTCCATCAGATTTATTAGAACTGTATGAAGCGCCCAGAAACTTTAAGGCGCTGTTGTATGGGCTGATTGGGTATAAGCTTGAATTAATGGAAAAAGAATCGAGGAAAGGAGGTACATAATATCGCTAAATTGACAGCTCGTTTTGACCTGGAAGATAAAGTTTCTAAAAAGTTAAAACGAATTCATAAAGGGTTCCAAATGGTCGAAAAAAAGGTGAAAACCATTAATCGACAAATCAAAATCAGTATTAAGGCAGAGGACCAAGCCTTTTACAGATTGAGGAAGATCAATGACTATATTGTTTTGAAATTCGCAAAATCACTTGAAGTTAAAGTGGTTCTTGATGATCAGGCGACTGCCGGGCTTAATGTTATTGAGCATAAACTGAAACGGCTCCCGAAAGAAAGAAACATTACTGTAAGTCTAATTGAACATGTAACAGATGCTTATAAAAAAATAAGAAAAATGTTGAGCGGAAATCAGTTTTCAGTCGGTCTTTTCGTCAATGATCAAATCACCCTAGCTACAAAACGAATATTGGGATATTTGCAAAAGAACCTTAAAAACGGGTATTCAGTTCAATTAAAAGTGATTGATGAAATAACAAAAACCGTTAATCGAATTACAGCCCTTTTAGGAGATTTTGAAAAAACATATACAGTTAAATTAAAAGTGATTGATGAAATAACAAAAACCGTTAATCGAATTACAGCCCTTTTAAAAGATTTTGAAAAAACATATACAGTTAATATTATCGCTAAAGAAAAATTAACTGCTGATAAGATCAACGAGAAGAAACCGGAAGAAAAAAAGAACTGGTTTATGCAAACATTAGAAGACTTCGGAACAGCTTTTAAAGATAAAGTGATAGAAAAGATTCTTGACTCGTTATTTGAAAAAATTCCTTGGTTTAAAAAAAATGATAATGAAGAAAATACCCCAAATCATGCGCCTGGGAATACGCAGAGTAACGAGAAAGTTGATAAACGCAACACCGGGCAGAGATGCTGTTGCTGCTGCTGCGGGTGCGGAGGTAATAGCTCTGGAAGCAAAGCCAACAAAAGATATAAAAAAAGAAAAAGTCCGACAAGTGCAAGGACTTCAGGACGAACACTGAGAGTTCCAGGCGAGGTATTACGAAGACGTCAGAGCGGTGCATCAGGAGAAAATGCCACAAGCGGAAGAAATTCTGGTTCTAAGTTCAGAAACTGGCTCGGAAGCATGAGGTCCACTGCCACCGACTCATCAAAATGGGGGAAAGTTTTAACGCCTTTAAAAGGTTTGGGGAAATTTGCGAAAGGTATCCCTCTTTTGGGAACTGCATTAGCGGCAACCGATTTGCTCGGGATGAACAAAGAAAATGCAGGTGAAAAAGTTGGTTCCTTTGCGGGGAATCTTGGAGGAGCTGCTGCAGGTGGAGCCGCGGGAGCAGCCATTGGTTCTGTTGTCCCTGTAGTCGGCACTGCAGTTGGCGGAGTTGTCGGTAGTATCGCAGGCGGTATAGGGGGTTCTGATTTAGGATCCTCTATTGGCAAATGGTTTGATGATGGCGGCGCTTCTAAAGCTTGGGATGGAATTGTTGACGGCGCAAAAAATGCTGTCGATTGGATCAGCGATACTTGGTCTGATTTCTCGGATTGGTTCACGGATAATGTCTGGACTCCTGTTAGTGATTGGGCCGGAGATAAGATTGATAAGATCACCGAAAAATTCGAGGATGCTAAGAAATGGCTGACTGATACCTGGAATGACGTATCATCCTGGTTTATGGATAACGTGTGGACACCAATTTATAACACGGCAGTTCCGATCATAAATTTAGTAGTAGGTGCTTTTTTATTTGCCTGGGATGGTATCCAAGCGCTCTGGAGTATTGTTTCTACTTGGTTCATGGATAATGTCTGGAATCCATTAGTTGACGGTGTCACTGATGCCGCTGATTGGATTTGGACAAAAATAAATGACGCCTGGACTTGGATCTCAGATACATGGTCTACTGTCTCAACTTGGTTCATGGATAACGTGTGGAATCCGATTAGTAATGCAGTGGCGACTGTGGCTGGCTGGATACAAGCACATATTGATTATGCGCGAATCTGGATCCAATTAAAATGGCTTCAAGTGGCGACATGGTTCTATAACAACGTCTGGAATCCGATCAGTACAGCTGTTAGTAACGTGGCAAATTGGATCTGGACGAAGATCAACGAAGCATGGACATTTATTTCGGATTTATGGTCTACAGTCTCAACTTGGTTTATGGAAAATGTGTGGACACCGGTAAGTGATGCAGTCACTAATGCAGCAAACTGGATATGGACAAAGCTTAACGAAGCATGGACATGGATATCTGACAAGTGGAGTGCAGTTTCAACTTGGTTCAGTGAAAATGTTTGGAATCCAATTGTTTCAAAAGTGGAAGATGCCAAAAAATCCATTTCCGAAAAATTTGATTCAGCTATAACAGCAGTTAAAGACGCTTGGAAAGGTATTAAGGATTGGTTCCAAAAAAATGTGGGTGATCCGTTAGGCGAAATAGCTGATGGAATTAAGACGAAGTTTGAAGATACCTTCTGGTGGGTCATTAAACTCCAAGAATTGGCCGGCGCTGGAGGACGGTTCATAAATAACCTTATCGGTAGAGGTGAGGAAGCTACTGGAATAACAACAAAGGAAACCGGTAAGTCTTCATCCGGTAAAAATTCTAGCGGTAGCGGAGGAATTGCTGGTCTTGTCCAGTCTCAGTCATCAGCGCCAACAAGTATTTTTCCTAAACAAAAAAGCGTTCTTGAAACTGAAACGAATGCGACGGGCGGCTATATTACGAAACCAACCATTTCATGGATTGGTGAAGCGGGTAAAGAGTTTGTGATCCCTGTTGATAACAACAAGGGCCGCGGTAAAATGCTTCTTTCTCAGGCAGCTTCAAAACTGGGGATGAGCGTTGTTGATGACATGGCTTCTGCTTCATCAGCAGGTGGAGAAGCTGCTGTTTCTCCATTAGCTGGCGGATCAACGGTTTCCGCTACAGTATCTCCTACCGTTGACACATCGAGCCTTAATGAACAGGCTGCTTCTTTCGGTCAACAGTTCACGCAGGGCTTTGATCAAGGTATTGGCGATAACGTCGTTTCGATGGACGCTTGGAAACAGAAAAACGTTGGCCAGCCTATGAAAAATTTGATCTCCTACTCTCCGAATTACGGAAAACAGGTGATCAATGGTTATGCCAACGGTCAGAACAGCACAGCAACCGGAACAGACGGCTTTTTACAATCAAAAGTCAAAACACCGTTCCAAGCTACTGTAAACAAATCTTCATCATGGGGAAGCAGTACAATCAAAGGGTTTGCTTCCGGACAAAATAGTTCGCAAACAGGCACTGATCAGTACGTTAACACTCATGTGAATAAACCGTTTGTCCGTTCTAAAGAATCATCAAACGGCTGGGGAAGCGGCATGATTGGGAATTTTGTTTCAGGTATGACTTCAAAGGCAAGTGAAGTCCATGAAGCCGCCAAGGAACTCGCGAAAAAAGTTGAGACGGCTTTCCGTGAAGAATTAGATATCCATTCGCCTTCTCGAGTTATGATGAGTCTCGGTCGCTTTGCATCTGTCGGTGTAGTAAAAGGATTGGATTCTGTCGATGTGAAAAAATACGCTGAAAAGCAAGCCGGTTCACTGGCAGCTGCTTATTCCGGAATGGGTGCAGTAGGGGGAAATGTGAAGCAGTGGCTTATGGCTGCAATGATGGCCACAAAGACACCATTAAGCTGGCTTCCAGGATTGATGACGATTGCTCAGTATGAATCAGGGGGCAACCCGAACTCTATTAACCTGTGGGATAGCAACGCGAAGGCGGGAAATCCATCACAAGGACTCATGCAGACAGTCCCGACCACATTTAATGCTCATAAAGCACCGGGCATGGGTAACATTAGAAATCCGATTCACAACGCTGCTGCCGCTATCGGCTATATCAAAAGCAGATACGGCTCAATTGATAATGTACCTGGTATTAAAAGCTTAAAACGTGGAGGTCCCTATGTCGGTTATGCCAACGGCGGACTGATCACAAAAGAACAAATCGCCCGTGTCGGTGAAGGAAACAAGCGGGAATGGATCATTCCGGAGGAGCGAGGCATACGCGGCCGCTACCTCCTTCAGAGAGCAGCGCAAGCTCTGGGTATGGAAGTGACAGATCCGTCTCAATCCCAGCAGTCTGAGCTTTCATCAGGCCAAGTCTCCGCTGTTACTTCGGCAAGCCGGCCAACGACAGCAGTATCCGGATCAAAAGAAATTTATATTCAATTTAATGGTGACCAGCACTTCCATAATGGACAAGACGCTGAAACTCTTGCAGCGAAAATCAAGCAGGCGCTTATAGACGAACTGCAAAAGGATATCAATATTGGAACGAAGGGAGTCGTTGCATTTGACTAAATCCGTATATGAATTTTGGATTTCACAAGGGAAGGACAAGCTGCGGCTCCCCGTACTTCCCGACCAGCTGAATATTTCAAATACGGTTCAGAATGAGACGGTTAAAGTAGCTAAGTTCGGTGACCTTACATTTATTGACGAACAGGGAGCGAAAGAAATTTCGTTCTCTTCGTTTTTTCCGAAGAAATACAGCCCGATAGCTGAATATCAGAATATCCCTTCTCCAGAGAACGCCATTGTTAAAATTGAAAAATGGATGAAGGCTAAAAAGCCTGTTCAATTTTTAATTACAGGAACAAAAATCAATATGACATGCAGCATTGAAAGCCTTAAATACAGTGAAGGTGACAAAGAGATAGGAGACAGGGATTTTGATATTGTACTAAAAGAATACAAAACCGCCTCACCCCGAAAAATCAAGCAAAAGAAAAAAACAAAGGCAAAACGTCCGTCAAAGGCTTCTCCGAAAACCTATACAGTGAAAAAGGGAGACACGCTTTGGGACATTGCCGGCAGATTTTACGGGAACAGCACGCAATGGCGCAAAATTTGGAACGCCAATAAAACAGCGATGATCAAGCGAAGTAAACGAAATATCAGGCAGCCGGGCCACTGGATTTTTCCCGGTCAAAAATTAAAGATACCGCAATGAAGCAGGTGATGTATGATGATAGAATTGTTCGTCATTAAAGATACAGAATGGCTTGAACTGGTAGCGGAAAGCGTGTCGCTGGAGGGGCACCGATATCAAGCGCCGCGCTCCATAGAAGCGACCATCGTCATTAAACAGGGCGACCAGACGTATTACAGCGTCACAGAAGGAGATACCGTCTTGTTTAAGTGGAAGGGAAAAGAGCTTTTCCGCGGGATCGTCTTCGCCCGAACGCCTGATGAACATACGCTTGCCTTCAGTGCGTACGATATGCTGCAATATCTGGTCAAAAATCAGGATGTGTACGTGTTTTCCAATCAGCGTGCTGACCAGATGATCAGGAGGATCGCCAATGATTTTCAAATTCCGACAACCTCTATTGCGAACACAAGTCATACGATCAAAAGCCTTGTGATTAAAAATGATACGAGCCTGTACGACATCATATTGAAGGCTTTAAAACAGACAAAGAGCCAGACAGGCCGGAATTATCAGCTGTATTCGGAAAAAGGAAAGCTGGGCCTGCGCGCTTGGCCAGATCCGTCAGAGGTATGGGTGCTGGAAACCGGCGTCAATATTACGGGCTACCAATACAGCACGTCTATAAACGACACGGCAACACGGGTGGTGCTGCGCCGCCAGAAGGATAATAAGACGTATAAAGCGTCTGCGAAGGACAGTTCAGGCTTAAACAAATACGGCGTGCTTCAATATACGGAGACCGTAACAGACGAAATTAACCAGGCGCAGCTTCAGCAGAGGGCCGACGTACGACTTGCTGAAAAAAAGGGCGTAAAAAAAGAACTGAAAAATATTCAGGCCATCGGCATTCCAGAAGTACAGAGCGGCTTGCCTGTCTTTATATCCATTCCGGAGGCAGGTATCAAAAAAACCTATTGGGTAGATACAGACCGGCATGAGTTTAAAGGAACGAAACATACGATGACCATTGATGTTGTCGAAAAGAATACGATGCCGGAAGGGGTTTCCTGATGAGACTGAGTGAAGCCATCAAACATTTGGCCGTCGGTGCGGTTGATGCTGAATCTCCGGTGGAGCTGCTCCCAGCTGAGGTGGTTTCGGTTTCTCCTGCTGAAATCAAATTAAAAGAAAACAGCAAACTGATTATACCGGCTGACGCCCTCATCATCCCAAAACGGTTGCAGTCCGGAGGAGATGATGCACTCGAGTTGGGGGATCGCATCATGACTGCAGCTCTGACAGGCGGGCAATCGTTTTTTATTTTAGATAAACTGTAAACAAAACCGCTTCGGACGAAGTGGTTTTTTATTTAGCATGTATAAAGGAGGGGGCATCATGGCCCTGACACCAGAAGTGGAGTTTGAGGATATTGAAGATGACGGCGAAGTCATTGAAACCTCGCAAACCTACAAAATAGATTTTGAAAACGGAAGAATTACAAATGAGCTGATTACCGGGCTTGAAGCAATCAGGCAGTTTGTGTATATCGCCTTACAAACTGAACGATATGCGTATTCAGTTTACAGCCATAATGTCGGAAATGAGCTTCAGGACGTGCTTACAGATCATGAGACGACTGATGCCTACAAAAAAATGGAGATTCCAAGGCTCATAGAAGAGGCACTTGTTTATGATGACCGTATTTCCGCTGTAACAGACTTTGAGATAGAAAAACAAGGCGATGCGTTTCATGTTTCCTTTGTAGTCGAGACAGATGAAGGATCGCTTGAGATTGAGGAGGTGATTGGCGAAGATGTTTGAGGATCAGACCTTTGAAGAGATTATGGAGCGTATGCTGAACAGCATCTCCGCAGATATTGACACGAGAGAAGGCAGTGTTATTTATAACGCATTAGCCCCAGCGGCAGCCGAGCTTGCGAAGTCGTATATATGGCTTGATACCGTGCTTGAGCTTGTGTTTTCTGATACTGCGCAAGGAGAATTTTTGGACCGGCGCGCTGCGGAAGCGGGGATTGAACGGACAGCTGCAACAAAGGCCGTGAGAGCAGGGGAGTTCACAGCTGGCGTCAGAATTCCTGAAGGCTCCCGCTTCTATGTGGACAATCTTTATTTTCAATATACAGGAGACGGGACGCTTGTCTGTGAAACGCCGGGAGAAGCAGGAAACGCCAATCTGACCGGACGCAATCTGTTGTCACTGGATACCATCCCGGGATTGGAAAAAGCCATTGTCAAAGAAATCCTGATTCCGGGGCGTGAAGAAGAAGGAGACGATAGTTTAAGAGAACGGTATTTTACGAGGGTTCGGCGTGAGGCTGTCAGCGCCAATAAAATGCATTATAAAGAGTGGGCTGAAGAAGTGGACGGTGTTGGAAAGGCAAAGATCTTCCCGCTTTGGAACGGAGATGGGACGGTTAAAATTGTCGTCACGAATGCCAACCTTGAACCTGCTTCTGAAATCTTAATTCAAAAAGTGAAAGACTATATTGACCCTGAGCCCGGTCAGGGCGAGGGACAGGCACCAATCGGAGCCGTTGTCACAGTGGAAAGCGCGGTCTGGAAGGAAGTTGAGATTTCTGCCGAGGTGCTTCCAGAAGTCAATCACTCGATTGATGAAGTAAAGACAGAAATTCAAGAAGGCGTTTTAAATCTCTTTAAGAAAATGGCATTCGAAGATAACATTATCCGCCTTTCTCAAATTAATAACATCGTCTATAATTCGCCGTCTGTCAGTGATTATTCAAATATTAAAATCAACGGCACTTCCGAAAATTTAGTGCTGAGCGACGTAGAAATCCCTAAGCTTGGGCAGGTGAAGATCATTGAGCAAACAAGATGACATGATTTCATATCTGCCGCCGTTTCTCACCAGCTTAAAAGAAATGTCGGAGCTGCTGAAAGCGGAAGCACCTGAGTTTGATCAGCAAAATAACAGCATATTTGATCTGACAGACCAGTTATTTGTCCCGACAGCAACATGGGGGCTTAGCCGCTGGGAAAAGATTTTAAACGTGCCGCGGGAATCGGGAGACACCGATGAAATCAGGCGATTACGGCTCATTTCGAAGATGTCGAACATCCCGCCGATCACCTACAGGGCCATTGAGCAGGCGGTGAACCGTTTCTTAAAAAAACCGTCGGCACAAGTCCGCCTGCTGCCCGGTGAATACCGCTTTAATGTAGACATCAATATTGATGATCTCCAGCACATGAATGAGCTGATCGAAGCATTGGAAAATATGAAGCCGGCACATCTGGCGTATACGCTCAGAGGCGGATTGAATGAGACGCTCCAAATAAAGGACACAGTCATACTGAATCACCGAAGATACCGAACAGCCAGTGAGCTGAAGGTCGGTTATTCTGTCACCCTTAACAATAATGAGGTGGTCTTAACTTGATTTCAACCATATACAGAGAACGTACAGCTGCCGATCTCAAAAGCAGGATTCATCACGTGCTGCTTAACGGCCAAGAAACAGAAATAGTGGAGCTCACCATTGAAGGAGCAACAGTGACCGTTCTGACAAAACGTGAGGAAGATATTAAACATATAGAAACGGTACAAATTTTAGACGAGCTGGGCAACATCATTACAGAAAGAAAAACAGACCTGGACGTGAGTGAAAACAGAACACTCGATTTCAGATTTACCTTTGAGGTGGTGTAAACATGGCATACGAAGAAAAAACAGACTGGCTTCCGGATGATCCAATTAACGAGGACGACGTCAACCGCTGGGAAAAAGGCATAAAAGACGCCCACACCGACCTGGCTGCCCACAAAAACGACATGAACAACCCCCACAACACAACAAAGGCGCAAGTCGGGCTGGGGAATGTGGATAATGTGCAGCAGGCACCAAAAAAAGATTTTGAACTGCATGTGAATGACGATACGATACACATTACTGCTACTGACAGGTCAAAGTGGAACAACGCGCAGTTAAGTAAGATATCAGGCGATGATGGTAGAGTCTTCTACAAGAGTGTGAACGAAATTACTGATTATAATGATTTAATCGATACTGGTATGTACTTGATATACAATGACGGCTTGAACGGTCCGGGCCTAAACATGTGCTTTCTCCTTGTGATGAGCTATAAAAACACACTTGTTCAAATAGCTTATGACGGATTTAAGGGAGAACAATCACTTTTTAGAATAAGAAAAAATGATTCTACAACATGGACGGCATGGATTGAATCAGAAACTACAGAGGGGTCTCAAAAGAAAATAGATGCACATGCCAATAAAGCAGATATTCACGTAACAAAATCCGATAAAGACAAGTGGAACGACTCACAGCTCTTTAAAATAACTCAGGATAACGGTGTCGCAAAGTACCGTAAAGGTGCAGATTTCAATACGATCACCGAAACAGGATTCTATTACATGAGTGGTGTGACTACAGCATTAAATGCTCCAGTGGATAACAATGGTTATTTAATGGTTTATAACTACAGCACGTATGCATATCAAGAATACACGTCTTATAGTAGCATTGACACAATATCTACTGGCCGAAGGAAATTCATGAGGAATAAAGTGGCTAATTCAGAGGCTTGGACACCTTGGCGAGAGATCGAATCGGTTGAAGGTTCACAGGACAAAATAGATGCACATGCCAATAAAACAGATATCCACGTAACAAAAGCCGATAAGGACAAATGGAATAATGCACAACTATATAAATTAACTGATACTCAGGGCTGCCGGACTAAAATCCCAGATGGAACTGACTTATTAACGCTGCCCTCTGGTTTTTATTATGCATTAGGGAATGTCATAACAAACAATCCTGTTTCAGGAGATGGATCATGGTATAACTATGATGTTATCGAAACAGGAGGTGGCGGGCGAAAAACCATTTTTGCATCTAGAAGTTACGACGGAACCTTTTGGATGGCAACGATTCATACAGATGGCGTGTTTAAAGGATGGAATAAGATCGAGACTGAGGTAAGTGCTCAAACCAAAGCTGATAAAGCTTTGGCTGATGCTAAAAACTATGTTGACACAAATTATACAAACCAAAAGTTAACCATTCTTACAGGCTCTAATGCAATACAAGACGCAAGAACTGGAGGGAATGATTATCCTCCGGGGTTAACACTAATGGATATTGGCCAAGGAAATACAACAGGTTATCCGCTAGGGTATGGAATTGTGAAAAATGAAAAATATAGTGATTATCGTTTTACACAATATTTTTATGGCACAGGTAATGAAACAAGTGTATATGCAAATAGTACCGGAACTTGGATACGTCACTGGTGGTCTGGTTCAGGATGGACTCCTTGGGAAAAAATCTCTGGTTTCGGGCATATGATTGCAAAAACAACAGGTAAACAAGCACTGAATAAAGGGGAACAAAATAAAATATTATTTAAAAATGTATTGAAGGATAGCAATAAACTGTATGATCCATCGAACAGTAGATTTGTAGCAAGTCACACTGGTATGTATTTGGTTAATGCCAGCTTATATTTTCAAAATACATTACAGTATTCCAATTTTGAGTTGTATACGTATGTGAATGGTTCGCAATATAAATTAATGAATCAGTTTAGAACGCCAGCTCCTAAAGATAATAGTGATTCAAAAGAATTTTATGTAACTGTTACAGGATCGGTTGCGGTATCGCTTAATGCGGGTGATTATGTCGAAATCTACGTTTATGTGGGGTACACAGGTACAGAAACTCGGTATATTGTTGATGATACGTCCGTTAGTAAAAATTACTTTGATATCCTAGAACTCGGAGGCCGAAATTTCCCTACACTATAGGAGGTGCAAAATGATATTATACGATGCAATCATGTACAAATACCCTGACGCTGTGCCAAGAAAGGATTTCGAGCTGCGGAATGACGGAAATGGTTCCTACATTGAAAAATGGAACCTGCGCGCCCCCATCCCAACTCAAAAAGAGCTTGAATCCTGGTGGGAGGAGCTGCAAAAAAATCCTCCGTACGAGCCGCCTGATCAGGTGGGGTTGCTTGCTCAGGAATTGTCGCAGGAAAAGCTGGCACGCAAGCAGCTTGAAGAGCTAAACAAAACGTTGGGGAGCGAGCTGTCAGATATAAAGCTTTCATTATTATCTTTGAAAGGAGAGCGTGCTGAATGAATTATTGGGTGCTTGCCCTCTACTATGAGTGGGCGACAACGGATATGGTGAAACAGGCCATCGCATATCAAGACTGTTCATTTGAGGATCTGGCAGAAGGCGTGAACAAAAAACTGATCACTTCTGGCCAGTATGAAGAAATTACCGGTAAAGCCATGTAGGCTTTTTTATTTTGCTCGTTTTTACATGAAAAGGAGGATAAAAATGGTCAAGTATCAATATGAGTTTCCTCTCGATAAGACTGGAAAAGCTGGAGCTGTAAAGCCGTATAGAGGAAAAAAAACCGATTTTGTCACACCTGTTTCAAATCTCTCAGGTGTAGCGGAGATTTTAACAAATGCCGCGTTAAAGGCCACTGAGGCATACAGTCAGCTCGGACAAGACCGGCTTGGCTCAGTTCTGATTTCTAAAGTAAAGGGCTGGGCGTATGCAGATCGTGAAGGCACGCTCTTTATAGAAGAAAGCGACAATAACAATGTCTGGACAACGACAGCAGTAGTTAATGTCGCAGCAGGTGTTTTGACAGCGACTGAATGGGTGTATATCACAAAACGCTATTACCGATTCCGATATGTTAACGGAAATCTCCAGCAATCAGAGTTTGTGTTATACCAATCAGTCGGCGCAGGTGAAATGGACGTACGCTTAAATGAAAATCTTCCTTTGCAAATCGATTTGAAGGAAAACCAAACAGACGATGGGCGGCTGAAAGTGGAAGCTGGCAAAACGTTTGACTTTGTTTTTCATGAAAATGCCGAGTCCGCCGGCGAAGGTACTGCTTTACCCGTGGACGGTGCCGCGCATTTACTCGTTGAAGTATTCGGCACAGCGGAAACGAGTGAGGTGAAATTTTGGGGGAAATCTGTGTCAGGACAGAAACTTCCAATCAGAGGCGTGAAATCGGATGATGCTTCTTCCGCTTGCAGCACCTTAGGCAAGGATGAGGCTTGGTCCTTTGATATTAAAGGCTTTAAGGAGATCGTAATGGAGATTGCCAGCATGACCGGCGGGAGTCTATCAATTAAAGGAACCGCGGTCTCTTAACCATTGCAATTGGCCTCGGAAAGGAGGTGATCCGCATGTAAAGGAGGAGTGAATGATGCAGCAAGACATAGATGTTAATGTGTTTCAGCAGGATTTAGCAGACATGAAAGGCGAGCAAAAAGCGCTCGAACAGAGAGTTTCGGCATTGGAACGCGTGTCTGACCGGCAAGACCAGCAAATCATGACGCTGAACGAAAAATTAAACAAAATTGATGAAAATACAACATGGATTAAGCGCACCATTACAGGTGCCATCATTACAGCAGTGTGCACAGGGATCATTGGCGGAGCGATCGCCATTATGTACAACCTGCTGCAGCATTAAGGGGGATTATCATGAAAACGTATGATAAAGGCACGGTCACTAGGACGGTGCTTCTTTTGCTTGCGCTCATCAACCAGAGCATGCTGATGTTTGGCAAATCACCATTGGACATACAGGAAGAGCAGGTGAATCAGCTTGCAGATGCTCTGTATTCAGCAGGATCAGTGATCTTCACAATTGGGACAACACTGGCAGCTTGGTTTAAAAACAACTATGTAACAGAAAAAGGGAAAAAGCAACGCGACTTGTTAAAGGAAAATAATCTGACGAAATAAGGAGAGATGAAAATGGTTAACATTATTCAAGACTTTATTCCGGTCGGTGCAAATAATCGTCCAGGCTACGCGATGACACCACTTTATATTACCGTACACAATACAGCGAATACGGCAGCAGGCGCCGATGCCCAAGCGCATGCCCGCTATTTGAAAAACCCTGATACGGCAACAAGCTGGCATTTTACAGTTGATGATACAGAGATTTATCAGCATCTGCCGTTAAATGAAAACGGCTGGCATGCAGGAGACGGGAACGGAAGCGGCAATCGGGCTTCTATTGGGATTGAAATTTGTGAAAATGCGGATGGCGACTTTGCACAAGCAACAGCTAATGCCCAGTGGCTGATCAAAACATTGATGGATGAACACGGTATCAGCCTCGCTAACGTCGTGCCTCACAAATATTGGTCAGGGAAGGAATGCCCTCGCAAACTGTTGGATACGTGGGACTCGTTTAAAGCGGGAATTGGCGGTGGCGGGAGCCAAACTTACGTCGTAAAAAAAGGTGACACACTTACATCCATAGCGAGAGCGTTCGGTGTTACTGTTGCTCAGCTGCAAGAGTGGAACAATATCGAAGATCCGAATCTCATTCAGGTTGGTCAAGTGTTAATTGTAAGTGCTCCATCGTCCGCTGCAGAGCCAGAACTCTATCCGCTCCCTGACGCATTCAGCTGACAACACCATATACCTCAGGCGAACACGTCTTTCAGGTGCAACGAGCGCTGGCGGCTCTCTACTTTTATCCTGATAAAGGAGCTGTGAACAACGGAATTGACGGCATTTACGGGCCGAAAACAGCAGACGCGGTTGCGCGTTTTCAGTCTGTTAACGGTCTACCCGCTGACGGTATCTACGGACCTGCGACAAAAGCGAAGATCTCAGCTCAAGTTAGCTGATGGTAGAACAAAAAATCCCGGAGTTGCTCCGGGATTTATTTTTTCTTCTTCAATTTTTTTAAAATTCCTGCACTCCGCTCCCTCACCCGAAGCGAATACCCGGAAAAGCCAAACCTCCCGTAATCAATAACCTTCACACGCCGCACCAATTTTTTCACTGTATCACCTGACATTATCCTCTGTTTGTTTTATTATATGTAACCCCTTAAGAAAAGGAATAAGGACAAGAGCTGTTTCTCTTGTCCTTTTAGTGTGATCATGCTTTTTTTCGTTTATACTCATCAATCAGCCGTTCGTTTTCTTTGAAGATTCTTGCTGTGTGCGGACTGACTTGATAGCTTGCGACACTGGTGGTTGAACGTTTTTTCAGGATTTTAAACGGTTTCTTTGCCCGCGGATGGCATCCGTTTTGAAACGCGTTTTCCAT